AGCCATCTCTGGCTCCAACCGAGTCTTTCAGTAATTCATCCATATTATAGATTGAGGAGGTTCTCCATGTTAACTCACACCGTTCCGTCTGAGCCGTTGATACGGCTATCGGGTTCTTTTAATGGGTACATGGAATATATCAGACATGAGTCCGAAGCGTTTGTTTTTGCAACGGATCCCCTACGATTAATTCTAGGGAAACTTGAGAATATTGGAACCATACTGCCCCTTACGGAGCACTTGGGTTTAACCAAATCGACACGTATGTCGATGTCTCATGACCATGTTGGATTTCCTCCGAACAAAAAGCCTTTTACACTCGTTAACGCTCCCTATAACATTGACACATTGTTAAGTAATACAGTGTCTTTGTTTACTAATTGGGATAACCTACGTGGCGACCACCCTCATCCAAAAAACGAACATTACGTTCGTCATATGAATGTTATAGGGACCGCTGTCGATGGATTAGTGGAAAACTTGTGGTATAGGCGACCGGGTACTCCGGGATCATTCGTGTGGGCAAACGGTTTTCCGTCAGGCCGCTATCACGGTTTTAACGTAACATACGTTAATGGCCGTTACGGCGGTTCTCCTTCGGACAACCGGACAGATGGTACGACTAGAGCTTATATGTCACATGAGATGTCCAAATTGGCATCAAATGTGGTTTTGGGTGTCTATGATACTTACTGGGGTTTAGTACACAAAAATGGTGTATATAACTTCAGCTCGTATTCAGATCCCTATTCGCTTTTTGTTCGTGGTATCAGTTACGATATCTTTTATCGTGATACCTCTGATCCTAGAGGTGTTATCGAACGTAGGGTTCATGCAGTTCATACTTATGAACTTGATGAGATAATTAAGAAAGAGGATTGGATTGATTATCCACTTCCCCGCTTAATACGCTACGACTTAATAGCAACACCGTTGAAATACACGGTGACCTCCAGTTATACTGTCACATCTAATGTGCTTTATGATGAAGATGGCGCTAGAGAGATAGATCCCCCACGCGCGTTCACGTCTAAGACGAGCACAGGTAAGGTTTACGTTCAATCGTATTCCTCTGTCCCCTCGTCGTTAGGTTTCGACGCGTACATAAACACATCGCCCTCGGGCAGAAATGCCCCTAACGAGCGTCTTCGTGCTTTCCAACACGAAGTTGATGCTGTAATGAATGATTTAGGTCCTATAGTGTTCTTCTCCTCGAAAGAGGCGATAGATGCACATCTGACGGTTATCGAGGCTAATCACCTCGAGACGCTTTCAGATTTATCGGATTTGTCCTCTCTGGTTAGCATTGTTCCTGAGTTTGTTCGTTTTCTTAAGAACGTACATAGGAAAGATGCCGTAGGTCTTGTTCACTCTGTGCTGGGGATCTTAACGTCTGCTAAACTTCTGCATTCGTATGGGATCGCTCCAACCGTCAAAGACGCTAAGGAATTAGCGGCAAAAGGCGGAACACTTTATGAACGCATCAAGAAAGAAAATATTCTTGGTGAATGGACTCTACACGGTAAGTTTACTTACGAATTACCAGATGGCACTTTGCCGGGATTTCCTACCGGTAATGTGGTTGTAGCAAGATCGAAGATTAGGCTATCTTTAAACGATGGCACACTTCTCGCTGCGCTACTTCCAAGAAAAGCTGTTGGTCTTTTACCGACACTCGCAAATTTATGGGACCTTGTCCCCTTCAGCTTTGTTGCTGATTGGTTTGTGAATATCGGTGGTCGGCTTGATAACGTAGATGCTGCAAGTTTCTTACTTGCAATGGACGTGAAGTATTGCGTTCATACAATCAGCGTTCATCATACACCCAGTGCAACCGACAAAACGGTTTATGGCTTCTCAACAGAAGGAGAGGTGCCTGGCGGAGTCAATCTGGTCTCATTTAATCGTTTTATAACGACTAGTGCCCCTGGATTGATAAATACCCGCTTTGACTTCTCTGCTTCAAACGGTCCCCCTGACTGGGGTACCGCCGGTAGTCTTGTTTACAAACTTGTAGGCAAAGCTATTTCTTAAGGACCACGTCCTGTTAATATCGTTCTGTGAACGATCTTTAAAGTCCCTGCGCTGTTGAGCGCAGCCTAAATAGTTCAACGAAAGGTTGAATATTATGACCCAATCATGGGAAATCTCTAAAGTGTTCCATACAGACACTACAGTTAGTGTCGCCCTGTTTACTCGCACAAATTTACGACTAGTAGATGATCATCGTTCTGATGATGGACTATATCGTAAGGCCGTTTACGTCCTTGCTGAGGGTGACGAAAGTCTACCTCTTGAGGTTCGTTCTGAAATTCGTTATAATCCTTCAGCCCAAAATGGGTTCGGAACAACGAATATTTCAGTACGGCTTTCCACCGTTGGCGTCTATTCTGACGACACATCCGGTGAAGTGCTTGCACAACAACCAGTGTCAGCTGTAATTGCACTGACGATTCCTGGCGTGGGCGGTCTCCTTGATAATGATCAAGCGTTAGACCTTGTAGCCAACATCTATTCGTTGTGGTTCAACGGAGTTACCGGCACAGTGCCGAATAACACCATCATCCCAAGCTTAGCCTACGGGTTGCCTCACCTTATCTAAAGGTGTTCAACTTTACGGTTAGTCTGAAAACCACGACGACTCCGTTGCTCGTTAAAATGAGCAAGAGCGAAGTCATCAATAGTGCTGTCTGTGATGTGAAGAACTACAGAAATGTAGCTGTCTTTATTTTATCATGGATGTCATTACTTACGGACTCTCCATCCGGATATAAACCAAGGGGTGTTTTAAATCGACACCTTAAGGAATGCCTGACAGGACCCATAGTGGATACCGTCAACCGAATGGCCATTCTAGCAGATCGTCTAGTAAACAATGTTTACATGGACGATGTACTTGGGACCACAACTGGCCCATTTATCTTAGAAATGTTGGATACTCCTGTTTCTATGGAGTATATTCAGTTTACTAAGACGTTAGATATGAACATCTTTAAGTACATTCTGACCTTTTTAACACATGGTAAGAAATTGTACTATGAAGACTCTTCTTTCGATGTCACTGCATTACGCAGGTGGCAAAGTGTAGAGGAGCGCATCTCACAGGTCCCTGATGATCCGAAGCTTTACGGTCTCTTACGAGAGATTATTGGCCAGGTTACAAAAGGGTATGAGGAATTTCCATTCCAACCACATCACGGCTCTGGAAGCGTTTCGCAACCAGGCGTATTTGGGGTGAAGATGAAGAATGACCTCATGAATCCAGATTTGAAAGTATCTGAACTCGTGAACATGATGCATGTCGGAGGCTTTGATCAAACGATACCTCTGTTTGATCACCGTAATGATGTTGTACCACCATTGTCCCACTCGAGGGTTAAATTCGTAGCCAAGGATTTGAGAACATCCAGATCCATAGGCATGGAACCACCTGAATATATGTGGGCGCAGCAGGGCGTTAGGCACATCTTGGAAAATTGTATTTCAAAATCCTTCTTGTGCAAACACGTCTTTATCAATGATCAGACCGAAAACAGGGAAGCTGCTTGTTATGGCAGTATCTCGTCTAGGCTTGACACGATAGATTTATCTGATGCGTCGGATAGTGCGCGATGGAGCTGTGTTAAAGAGATCTTTACTAAAGACTTCTCTTACATGCTACATTTAACACGAACCGAACAGACGCTTCTCCCTACGGGGGAACTCGTGGAGCTTAAGAAATTCGCTCCCATGGGTTCTGCACTGTGTTTTCCAGTGCAGTGCGTCATCTACTCGTCAGTTGTAACACTGGCGAGCCTAATATGGTGGTACGAGCTTAAAGGTTTGGACCTAGAGCTTCTTTACCTCTTAAAGGGTGAGGAAATGGTACGTCTGTTTGAATCCATTAGTAATTGGAAACTTTCAGATAACCACTCGAAGTTAGAGCCTTTCAAAGTGTATGGCGATGACATAGTTTGCGATAATCGCATAACGTCGATCGTTATCGGTCTTCTACAACATTTAGGTTTTAAAGTAAACGAAGAGAAGTCATTTATGGGGGACTCTGCTTTCAGAGAATCCTGTGGTGGTTTCTACCTAGATGGTAGTGACGTTACTCCTTTCAAGATCAAACTGAATAAGTTTGATGATAAGCTCAGTGTAAAGACCCTAGCGGGCGTCATCGATTCAGCGAATCGAGCGTACGAATATGGATATCTTAACACGCGGCAGCTGTTCGTAAGAATAGCTCTGTATTATCCTATAGAAGGATCATACATAAGGGGATGGGATCCGAAGACAAAGAATTATATTTTGTTCTCTGGTGATCCCGATGATGCTCTTGCACTGTATAGCATAAATGCTAACAATAAGCATCTTGTGAAGAGGGTGAATTCCCCCCTCCAACGAGAAGAGTTGTCATCATTGACGTCTGTTCCCGCCGAGAAAGAGGAAATATCGGAAGATATCTACTTCTATCGAGCGTGGACAAGATCCAAACCACTTAGTGGAAAAACAGATTTCGTTCTACCAGCCTTTGAAAAGGTAGTAGACGGTCCCAAAATCACGAAAGTGAAAAATAGACCGAAGAATCTGATTAAGAGGTTTGACTCGAAGGGGAATCGAGTTGCGCTGAGATGGACTCCAGCGTAAAATTGTCCCAGAAGCAGGTGGATTTGTTCTCGCAAGAGAACTGGTGAACATTACTGTTCGCAGGTGCGGCGTAACAAC